GAGAAACTAGAGCGCGTAGTTCCTTCATCAAGTTGTCGATGATGAGTCGCTCAGATCCACCACCGTCGATGTCCTTCTCATTAGATCCAGCCATGCCAACAGCAGCGGCTGTAATGTGATCTAGAACAATAACATCAACACTAAGAGATACAGCCATGAACTCCATACGAGCGGCAAGGTTCTGTAGTGCGTTATTGCCAAGGTGATCATAGATATAGAAGCTGGTGCCGGTGAGTTGTTCTCTGGCTTGTGCATACTCTTCGTCTGTAAGATCGTCTACAATCTCTACATCAACAGGGTCTTTGCCCATCTTTTGTCTAAGCTCATTCATAGTACGAGCAGCCTTGATAGCACGAACTGGCTTGTTGATCAGCAGACTAATCATATCTTCAATGGTTTCCTGAGGAGATTCCTCAAGCATGATAGCACCAACAGATCTGCCCTCTTCGAGGTGGTGGCACATCATCTCTCGTAGAATAGTAGACTTTCCGGAGCCAGTACCTGAGGTCCATAGGGTGATCTCACCGGATCTCTGTCCGATGAGGAAGTCAGTGAGTCTATCATAAGGAAAGGGATAGACACGGCCTTCCAATGCATTGGTTTCTGCAACAACATTAGAAACATGTAGAATCTCATCTGGTGAGTATAGCGGAGCTTGCCATGTAGCATTGACTACGGCTTTGCCTTCACCCTTGACCAGACACTCGTTAGCATCCTTGTATGGTAGAGACGCAATACGACACTTACCGGGAGGCAACAACTCAGCAACTTCCTTAGCTGCTTCACGACCGGGATCATCCTGATCAAACATGATAACAACTTCATCATAGCTTGTGACAAACTCAAGGTTGTCCTTGATTGATCTAGCGGCACCCTTGGCTCCAGCGGGTACAGATACAACAGGCCAGCTATTGTTGAGTAGCTGATTGACAGTCATTGCATCAATCTCACCCTCTGTAATGACTAGACGCTTGGCATTGCTTGACTGGTTAGTCCATACATTCTGACCAAAGAGCGGTGCATTCTTAGCAGAACCCTTCCAGAAGAATGTCTTATCAGGACCACGAAGCTTTTGTCCTACAATAGAACTGTCTCTGTAGTAATTTGCAATATGCACATCCTTGCCGTTGATCTTGGCAATTTGATAGCCATATATCCTAGCGGTCTTTTCTGTAATGCCCCGATCAGACAAGGCAGAATAAGATCCGTTGTGAGGCTTGAATGCAACGTGTTCTTTCGAGTATTGAGTAGTCATCCTAGAGGATTCTCCTTTATTGTTTTCGTAATGGCCGCAGCTAAAACAATAGCCACTACCGTCATCATATACGGCTAAGTTATCTTCTGAATTGTCCCTGCCAGCAGAGGCGCATGAAGGACATTGCTTGCGATCAACCAGTGTTCCCATTGTTTGTCTCCAATATATGTTTAATCTTTTTAAGCTCACCACATACCCAAGACCTTGACTTTCCTAGTCGAATCCCGATTACTTCTTGGGTATGATTTTCAATTTTCATATTTACAATCATTCGTTGTCTCTCAGAAAGAGGCTCTAACATCTCATGCAAAGATGTTTCTTCGACTGACGAATCTAAAACAAACGATTCGATATTTGTCTTTGTATTATATCTTTGTCTCCACTTTCTGTCTGCTTGTTTTCGATAACCCATGTCATGCATATAATCATACACAACATCTTTCTTAACAGTAAAGTTTAGATATATCTCTACCTTAGTTTTATTTGGATCGAACTTTTGTAGTCTTTTCCAAGCATGAACTAAGGCGCAAGCATATATTTCTTCGTCTGTCCACTTAGAGCATTTAGCAGATAACGAATAAGAAATCTTCTTAATTAAATCAGTGTGTTCTTCTAGCATATAGTCTCCCTATAGAAATACCCCCACTTGGACTCGAACCAAGGACCAATCGGTTAAAAGCCGATTGCTCTACCAACTGAGCTATGGAGGCGTTATCTTAGTTATTCCCGAAAAGGGCGCACCAAAGACTTGAGCATTTAGACTTCTTACCACAGGGGCATGACTTGATGTCCTCTGGGTTTTTCTTAGCTCTACCAAGTCCTCTTTCTACTTCTGAATCAGTAAGTAGGATTTGATAAGTCTTGCCTTTATAATCAACAGAAGACTGCCAATAGTGTTTGGCTTCTTTAGCTGTCTTTCGATTTTTGTTCTTTTTTCGACTGGAGTTTTCCATTTTTTAATTCCTTTTTTCCAAAAATTTTATCGTAATTATCTCTATATTGTTCTTCGTCCGTTTTACGACGAACGCTTCCTTTTCCTCCTGAAGAGGCAATATATTTTTGCTTGGATTCCCAAGCTTTTTGACTTGCATAATCTCTAGCCATAAAGCACTCCCGGCAGGACTCGAACCTGCAACCTGCGGATTAGAAGTCCGCTGCTCTGTCCAGTTGAGCTACGAGAGCAAGACAATACCCTCTCTCGTAGTGTAGTATATGTTGTCAAATATCTCCAAGCACCAAGGCAAACACTTGACGCAGGGCTTAGACATTCGCATCTGACCATACCTATTATATCGAAAGTTGATCAGGGTAAGTTTACTTCTTTCGTTTGTCTTTCTAAAAGCATCTAATTCCGAGTGAAGCTCATTGTACCTGTAACCATACTTGGCTGCAAGCGGATGAGTTTTATGTTGATTTATCCCAACAGAAATTATTTTATTTCCTCGGCATATAATAGAACAGTGTTTCTTTGACAACGGATTGTCAATACACGTTTTTAATCCTAATGGTATAAATTGATCTATTTTCATAATCCTCAGGGCAGGATTCGAACCTGCGGCATGACGGCGATTATAAGTCACCCGCTACAACGCCTACGCAGCTTGCCTGAGGTAAACCCCCCTGCTCCCCACATAGGGAACAGAGGGGCGGATTGACGGTCCTGCTGGTAAGTTCAACAGAACCAAGGTAGCGTCCTTTAAATCTTAAGATTTTTAGAATCTACCCAACCCAATAGCTCCGGTGGGATTCGAACCCACACTGTATGGATTTTAAGTCCACTGCCTCTGCCGATTGGGCTACGGAGCCAAGAGAACAGAGGACGTTAATCCTACTGTTCCGTAACACTTATAATAAAGTGTCCCTCTTCGCCATCTTCCGCCCAGTTTTTAGAAGCGTTTATAGAAATAATTTGTGAATCGTCTACCCATAGCTTTTTATTTAAACAATCTAAACAAGCTTTGATTCCGTTGTCAACGTCCCACTTTGGGTAATCAAACTTGGTTGTTTTT